ATATAGTTATAATAAATTGACCTAAGGGCGCACGTTTTATTTTTATTAATCGATGATCGAAAGACATCACAAAAACCAAATGATATGAGTACATTATTTCAAGAACACCACCCATTCGATATTCTATATCGAAATTTTTTCAAAGCAGACGAACAATTTGCTCCTGCTTTAAATTCAAAACAGCCACATCCTTTAGACATATATTACGATCAAGAAGGTCTTTACTTCGAGATTGCATGTACTGGTCTTACAAAAGATGATATTTCAATTGAAATTGAATCTGATATATTAAGGATATCTTACTGCAAACCTAGAGATGAAGAAAAACTGGATTTATCAGGTTATATTTATCACGGTTTGAGCAGAAAATCATTCAGTTTAGGGTATAAAATTGCCCCTAAGTTTGATTTAACTAAAGTTGATGCTTCAATGGAAAATGGATTATTAAAAATTTCAATACCATTAACAAAAGAAGCTAAACCAAAGTCAATTAAAATTAAGTAACCAAAAGCGCCCTTTAGGTTGGTTTACTTAAATAAGTTTCGTATATTATAGTAAATAATAATAAAAAAGTTATATGGCAAAAATCACAGACCCCTTATTAGAACCCTATTTTATAGGTAAAGATCCTCACTGTTATACAGTATACAAATCTGTAGCTCCTAAAAAAACAAGAAAAGGAACTACTTTAAAAGAAGGAGATGATATAAAAATTTATGAAAAGCCCCAAGGACATTACAGTTCATTTGGTTCTGCTTTAGAAAAAATAGCTAAAGAAAAAATAATTAATAACCAAGAACATTACACAAGTATACAAGAGTATATAGGTAAATGGGATGAAATGAAAAACGAATTAAAAACCTTATTAAATTACAAAAAATTATGAAATTAGAAGCATTATTTAATGCAGTTATTGTTAAACCAATAGAGGCTGAAGAAACCCAACATGGTAATATTATTGTTCCTGATATGGGGAATGATAAAAACCAAATAGGAGAAGTGATTTCTGTTGGCCCTGGACAAAGTACTCTTATGGGTTCATTCATTGAAACTATGAGTGAAATAGGAGATATAGTAGTATTACCTACTCAAGGTTTTACAAAATTACCATATGAGGGAGAAGAATATTGGGTAGGCCCAGAAAATCAAATATTAGCAAAAATAAATAAATAAAAAATGTCAGTAGATTTAAAAAAAGAAGTTCATTTTGGTCCTGAAGCTAGGATTGAATTAATGGAAGGGATTAATATATTAGCAGATGCCGTTGTTTGTACATTAGGTCCCAATGGTAGAAATGTATTAATTGATCAATCCGGTTATGATGATTCCCAAAAACCTATACACACCAAAGATGGTGTAACTGTAGCTAAAAACATTACTGTAAATGGTTTAGTTAAAAATTTAGGAGCACAAATGGTAAAACAAGCAGCTATTAAAACAGCAGATAAAGCTGGAGATGGCACAACAACATCAACCTTATTAGCTCGTGAGTTAATTCGAGAAGGTCTTAAACATTTAAATAATGGGGAAAATGCTGTTGAAATTAAAAGACAAATAGATAAAGCAGTTCAAGAAATAATTAATAATATCCAAGATAATATTAGTGAAGAAATTTCAAGTGAAGAACAACTACAACAAATTGCAACTATATCAGCTAATAATGATGTTGAAGTTGGTAAATTAATTGCTAATGCTATTGATAAAGTAGGTAGAGAAGGAGTTGTACATATTGAAGAAAGCAAATCAGGTGAAACTTATCTTGAAACTGTAGAAGGTATGCAGTTTGATAGAGGTTATAAATCTCATTTTTTTGTTACCAATAATTCAGATATGAGTTGTACGTTAGAAGATCCCTATATATTAATTGCAGATCATAAATTTACACAAGTTAAAGAATTACTACCTATTTTAGAAGGGGTATCAAATGCTAATAAATCTTTACTTATTATAGCTGATGATATTGATGGTGAAGCTTTAGCTACTCTTATTGTGAATAAAGCAAGGGGTATTCTTAAAGTAGCAGCTGTTAAAGCACCTGACTTTGGTGATAGGAAAAAATTAGTTTTAGAAGATATAGCTGCTTTAACTGGTGGTACTGTATTTGATAAAGATAAAGGAATGAAACTTGATAAATTCTCTTATGATTGGTTTGGTGAAGCTAGAACTGTTACCGTTACTAAAGAACAAACTACTATAGTAGATGGTAAAGGTTCAGAAGATGATATTAATACTAGAGTATCAGATCTTCAATCTCAAATTGATAAAGAAGATACTCCTTATATTATTGAACATCTCCAAAATCGTTTAGCTAAAATGATTGGTGGTGTTTCTATTATCCATGTAGGTGGTTATACTGAAGTAGAAATTGGAGAAAAGAAAGATAGAGTTGATGATGCTTTACATGCTACAAAAGCAGCCCTAGATAGTGGAATAGTTCCAGGTGGTGGGGCAGCTTTATTATATAGTTCAAATGAGCTAGATGCAAGCTCTCTAGGATATCAAATTGTAAAAAAAGCATGTAGAAAACCCTTTATTCAAATATTATCAAATGCGGGTTATGAAAACACTCAAGCAGAAATGTTAGCTAATAAATTATGTGAATATAATGATGATCATTGGACAGGCTTTAACATTAAAAGTGAAGAAATAGTTAATATGAAAGAGACGGGTGTTTTAGACCCCACAAAAGTAACTTGTTCTGCTTTAGCAAATGCAGCTTCAGTTGCAGGAACTATTTTATTAACAGAGTGTGTTGTTGTTGATTACCCTGAAAATAATAACATTCAACCTCAAATGTAAATGATGTAATGGAAAAACAAGTAATTGAACATAATGAACTAATAGCTCAACGTGTCCCTCCTGGGGACCGTTGGTCATTAGTTGGTGATCCTAAAAAAGAAGTATTTAATACCCTAACAGATGCCTTAGAAGCATTTTTCCATCAAACTAACTTTAATGGAGCTTTTAGATTAGATCCTATGGATAGTAAATTATATGCTATCCAATCATCAGAAGTTGAAGTTAAAAAGAAAGCACCTAAAGTGTATAGTATGTATGGTGAATTTAGGCAGGGTGTTTAAATTTTGTTTTTTAAGAAATTATTCGTATATTATATCAAATAAAAAGTTATGAAAGACCACAGTTTATTAGTTGAACGTTTTAGACCCACTACATTAGATAATTACGTAGGGAATGAGCATATTAAAAAAAGTATTAAACAATATTTAGGTCAAAATGATATCCAAAATCTTATATTTTATGGACCCGCAGGAACTGGAAAAACTACCTTAGCAAAAATAATTGTTAAAAACCTTGAATGTGAACACCTCTATATTAATGCCTCAGATGAACGTGGCATTGAAACAATTAGAGATAAAGTATCAGGATTCGCATCATCAGCTAGTTTTAAACCTCTTAAAGTAGTTATTTTAGATGAAGCAGATTTTCTTACTATACAAGCACAAGCTTCATTAAGAAATGTAATTGAAACATTTTCTCGTACTACTAGGTTTATCTTAACTTGTAATTATGTAGAACGTATTATTGATCCTTTACAATCAAGATGCCAAACATTAAAAGTTATTCCTCCAACTAAAGCAGATGTTGCAAAACACCTTGCTTGGGTTATGGGTGAAGAAAGTTGTTCATTTGAAATGGAGGATTTAAAAACTATAGTTAACCAATTCTACCCAGATTTACGTAAATGTCTTAATACAATTCAATTATCCATTTTAGATGGGGGAGCTAATGATAGATATCTTCAATTAGATAAATCAATATTAGTATCCTCTAACTATATGGCTCAAGTATTAAAAGAATTAACAGGTAAAAAATCATGGAGGGGTATTAGACAAATTATTGCCGATGCCAATATCCAGGATTTTGAAGAATTGTATCGTTATCTTTATGATAATGCTGATAAATTTGCTCCTGGTAAAGAAGGATTAGTAGCATATCACATTAATGAGTATTCATATCAATCTAATTTTAGAATTGATAAAGAAATAAATTGTATGGCACTAATAAATCAATTAGTTGAAATATAATGAGAAGATTTATTGAGTTTGCTCTCATTTGGTATAGTCAGCAAATGGCTATTCCCTTTTGGATGATTGGGCATGTTCATTTATCATTAAACACATATCAAGACTTACATGAAATAATCGCTAGTGTAGGTTTAAATATTTTAGTAGCGATTGGATTTATAATAGATTTTAAACAAAATAATAAAAAAAAGTAAAAATGGCTGAACAACAACCACAAATGCAAATGAATGTAGATTTAAAAAATACTACATCAGTAGAAACTCCTGATGGGGGAGTAATTTTTCAACAAGGAGTAATTCTTCGTAAAGTATCAAAATTTGTAGCAGGCACCGCTGAAGATGGTGTAATGCCTATCCCTGTATTTTTTGATCCAAAATCAGGAAAAATCCTTATAGATACAGTACCACCTGAATTAAGAGATGATTATAAAGATTATATAATGGATTAATGACTATATTTAATTGGTTAGATGAAATAACAATTAAAAAGACTCCAGCCTCTCAATTTAGTGAAAAAGATTGGGAGGGTTGGAATTCTTATATGATTCATAGATTTATATCTATGGGGAAAAATAATATTGAAGTATCTAATCTTGCTCAAAGATTTCTACCTACAGATAAAAAGGGAATTTATAATTTTTATTGTAGTATGATTCCTAAGAAAAAAGTATGGAACAAATATATTAAATCTTCCTCCAAACCAAAAAATAAAGAATTAGTTAAAATAATATCTAATTATTTTGAATGTGGAACCTATGAAGCAGATAATTATATTGATGTAATAGGGAAAGATGAAGTAAAAAGTATATTATCATCAATAGGTAAAGAAAAAAAAGAAATAACACAATTATTAAAAAAATGACACTCGAATTATATAATATGTTTAAAACATCAGCTGAAGCTGATAAATCAAAAGCCTTATTATCATTAGACTTATTAGGAAACAAAGCCGTAGGTATTGGAGATCATTCTACTGAAGATTTTTATAAAAATGCTGAAGAAGCACTTTTAATGTTGGTAGAGGCTGATGATAGACTAGAAGCATTAAATAAATATTTTAAACCAACTAAAAAAGTAATAAAATGAGTAGTACAGTAGAAAAATATTTTGAGGGTGAAGAAGCTAAAGTAACCACCACATTTTCAGAAAAATTAATTTCTGAATCACCACCAACAATAAAAATATTTGAAAAAGAATACCCAGAACTATCTAAAGAATTTAAAAATATTCAAAATGAACAATACGAACTGTTCGCCAGAAAAATGATGGATTATGGTTTAAATAATGTAACTTTAGGTGGAGATATTTGTAATAATAGTGAGGACAAAAAGTTCTCATTAACTGGGTTAGCTATTAGATTAACCGATAAAATAAACCGCTTAAAAAATTTAGTGGTGAGCGGGAAACAGTATGTTAAAGATGAAGGTATGGAGGATACATTTATTGATGTTGCTAATTATGGGATAATAGGAATGTTAGTTGGACGAAACAAATGGAAAAAATAAAAATGGATGTTAATAACTTTAATTGGGGAGAAAGTGGTGATTGGTTCCGTAGCGCTATCCACTCAGAAATGTTTGATTTAAACTTATATGAAAAACATTTTGAAGTAAAAGAAGACGATATAGTATTTGATGCTGGGGCAAGTATAGGCCCTTTTGGTTTTAAAATAAAAGATAAAAATCCTAAGCATATTTACTGTGTAGAACCCTCCCCAAATCAAAATGAAATATTAAAAGATAACCTTTCAACAATACCCCACACAATTATACCTTATGGTATTGGTCGTGAAAATGTTCTTATTGATCCTGGATTTTATGGTGATAATTTTGGAGATAAGATTTCTGTAAAATCAAAACCATTTATGGAGATTATAAATGAAAATAATATAAAAAGTATTGATTTTTTAAAAACAGATTGTGAAGGAGGAGAATATGATATATTTTCAATAGAAAATTTATTTTGGATTAAAGAAAATGTAGGTAAAATAGCAGGGGAATGGCATTTAAGCAATCCTGAATTGAAAGAAAAATTTAGATTTTTTAGAGATACTTATTTAAGATTATTCCCTAACCATATGGTTAGTGCTGTTAACGGAACAGATATTAAATGGGATTTGTGGAATGACCATTTCATAGAATACTATAGACAAGTAATAATTTATATAGATAACAAATAAAATAAAATAAAATATGCCTACAAGCTTATCAGTACATAAATCAGCAGTATATGAACATATTCGTACTGTTGTATTAAATAAATTACCCATAAATCATAAAATATTAGATGTTGGTCCCGGTGAAGGTACTTATGGTAAATCTCTACAAGATTTAAATATGGATGCTTTAGAAATCCATAAACCTTACATATACCAATATAAACTTAATAAATATTATAATAATGTATTTGTGGGAGATATTTTAAATTTTAACTATGATGATTATGATTATATTATATTAGGGGATGTTTTAGAACATATCCATTTAGAACCTGCTCAAAGTTTAATTAAAGATATTAGTTTAAAAGGTATTAAATGTTTAGTTGCTATTCCTTATTTACACCAACAAGACGCAGTAGATGGGGTTGAATCTGAAATTCACCACCAACCAGATCTAACACCCAGAGTAATGCAATCTAGGTATCCTGATTTAGAAATATTTTTAACAAATAATTATATAAAACATGGGTATGCTTATTATACAAATTATATTAAAT